ATTATCACTAGAGTCGTAGAATATATTAGAATTTCTAGAATCATTAACTCCTTTGTCCGCAGTATTAGACCCAAATAACGTATGTTGGTTAGATGTGTGTACTACATTAAGAGCTAAAATATCCGCAACATTGGATGTTATAAAGCCTGCATTAGCTGACTCGTTACCAGAAGAGTCTAAGGCTTTTATTAAATATGATCCCGATAATAAAGGTGCTAAATAGTTATCCGTATTACCAGGCACAGTTTTAGTAACATCCGTAGACCCTGCCCAAGTAACCCCCGTAGTTTTACTAGTATGGCGAATCCAATATGACCCCCCAGTTAACACATCTAAATCAGATACAGTTGTCCAGGTTAAATATGCTTTATCTCCTTGAGCAACCATATTAAAATTAGTTACGTCCTCCGGAGCATAAAGTTTTCCGTATATTTCAGCTTCAACACTGGCATAGGGTGAATATATCATTAGAAAATTCTCCTTGTTTTAACTCTAAATTCTAAAGTTCCTGCAGGTGCATCATCAATAGTGATGCTCTGCGCAGAGGTCTCCCCCATTGAAGTCCAGTTTGTAATAGCAGGAGCCTTTCTTCTCCACTCTACGTAATAAGACGCAATGTACGGGTAAGTAGTTGCTGTACCGGCCGTGTTTGGAGCATCCCAGCTAAAGGTGGCCCTGTTCTTAACATTCCCCATTGAATCAATATACAATTCTTCACTAATACTCATATTAGTAGGTGCAGGTATTGGGTCACTTGGGTTAGGTAAACTACTAGTAGATTTAGAAGAGAACGCTATATTTTCTTCAATATACCCATACTTGGCCTCGTGGTACTTAAGTGCGGACACTTCCACTATATTAGAGCCAGACTCCCTAGTCATTAATACTCTAAAGTCTTGTGCCTCTACTGTACCTATCTCTTCTAAAATCCACATATAATTAGTAGTAGGAGTATTAGCAAATGCGGAGGTTACCGTTATCTCTGTAATGCTTTCAGTAGTACCAATAGTAACTACGTCTTTTGTCTCTACCCATACATAAGGTTTCCACTCATTATCTACGTGGGCGTTTAAACAAGTTTCTTGAGTTGTCTCACCTTGTTTAACTCCAGACTGTATACACGCTTCTTCAGTATTAATTAAAGATAGTTTGTATGTTTTACCCGCGGTTACTGAAGTAGCTGCATCTAATTTAATAGTAGTAGTTGTACTACCTGAGGCTATTCTGCCCCCATAACGTACCCCTGCTTTGTGCGAGTCCGCTATTTTAATAATATCTCCAGGTCTAATTGCAGCACCTTCCATACCCGTGGAGAAAGTCACTGTTTCAGTTTCATACCTTTCCGTATACAGAATCCACTTTCCTACTCTACGTGCCTGCCCTTGAGATGTACAGCCTATCGCACTTACATCTGTCGAAAATATCTGGTTATTAGCATTTACAATTCCTTGTGCATCTTCAACGTACTCAACGTTCTGCCTATAAAAGTCTTCTGGGTTGTTCCAAGTAACGTGTGCTACATTGTGTCGCTGTTTTCTGGAAGTACCTTCGTATGTAAACTTACCTTCTATAACGTTGGCATCTGAAAAGCTCATCACGGGGTCTTTGGGCGCGTCCTGCACAGCAGAGATTTGCCCCTGTTGCCAGTATATCATTCCTCTAAATATGGAGGAAATATCATTTAGTACTTTATACGCTTCGGCCCTGCTCTGTAAGTACATATTACATGCAAATCTAGCCTCTTTATTACCCCAGCCGTCGTCAACCCCAACAAAGTTGCCAGAATTGTCCACTGCGTCACAGTACTTAGCAATCTCATAAAGGGACCACTTGTCTAATTGGTTAGCTGCTAGCCACTTACCCAGCCCGTACCTCTCATCCGTACATAGGTCATACATAACCCACGCAGGGTTACAGGTCCACTCTGTGTCGAATGTGCCATCCCACGAACCTGAGTATAGAGTCCCTCCTGCAGCGGTACCTGTCCAGGTACCTCCTGCTTGGGTACACCTGTCCTTACGCCTATACCCGGATAGAGAACAATGCCCGGGGTCGTATGGAGTATAGTTACTAGGGACTTTTACTTTTACACCCTTTATTTCATATCCACGTTTAGGAATACTAGTAAACTGTCTAGCATCTATCTGTAGAGCCATTAGGGCACTATTAGGGTACCTTAATTTATTGTCTATAATTTTTGTGTATGCACCAAAGTATAACTCATTACTTAATTTAGTAGAGGTAGAGTCTGCTGTAGTTCTTTCTACCTTAATAGCAATTTGTGTAAACCCCGAAGTCTTCCAAGCAGAAGGTATATCTAACCTGAAGGCTCTTTCGTACTTAGACGAAGTCTTACCTTCAAAAGAAGAGGACTTCATCTCTACCCAAGAACCATTATTGTCCTTTTCTAAGTATATTTTGAAGGCAACACTTGAACCATGTAGGTCTCCTCTATCGTTATCCCCATCGAGTAGTGCGGGGGTATACAATAGTACGCGCACTGCATCTACAGTAGTCGAGCTAAAAGATCTAATGAGAGCACCCGGGGCTGCTTTCTTTACAATGACGCCTACCGGGACTTCCTGTTCTGTACCAGAGAAACCGGGGATATATGTCTGAATATTAGTACCTTCCCTAGTAGCATACGTAACATCGTCAAAGTTATAGTTTCCTGCTGAGTCCTTTAAAGGTGTCTCGTTTAGGTATATAGACTTTTCAGCTGCTAGTAGTCCTACAATTTCTCCTTCGGAAACTAAATCAACTACGCGTGCTTTTGATGCAGAAAATAAGGAATCGTCATCCTCTGTAGCACTTCCTCCACCTCCGCCTTTGCCTCCGCCTCCCGAGCCTCTTATCCAATCTTTCTCACTCATGGTGTGTAATCCTCCGGTGAAACTCCTGAGCTAATAACTGCTCCGCCTACCATAAGCTGCCCATAACATACGGGTATAGCCCCTCCCTGCCTTGTCGTATTATCGGCTCCATTAAAAGAGTAATTCTCTGCTTTAGCCGCATCTGAAAGAGGAGGAGGGGTAGGAGCTAACATAGCTGCTATGCCTCCTAATATTAAAGCTCCTCCAAACTTAACTGCCATCATGCCTGTAGAAGACAGTGCTGTACCCATAATAACCCCGGACCCTTCCCCCGCTAATACTGCAACACTACCGGGGTCCGCTAAAACTACTCCCGTCTGAATAGCGATATAAATCATCAAAGCGCCTACAATAATTTGGCCAACCCCTCGTTTTGCTCCTCCAATAACAGGTACAATTTTAATATCCTGTCTACCTGTAGGATTTGAAAGTTCTCCTGTAATATTCACTAATTCGTTGTTTCCAACTATTACTTTATACCCGACCCCTCTCTCTTCCGAAGTACTAACAAACTGTCGGAAGCTGGGGTTGTTTGCCATTAAGGCTCTTATAGCTTCAGAAGGGGACTCAATATCAAGTTCCCACTCTTTACCATACTTCTCCGCTAGTTCCCCATATAATTTTACTTTCTTTAACATAGTGATTGGTGCCTTAAATGATGCGTGGTATGCTTTCTCCAATATCCGCCATAAAGCTCCCTATTAGATAGTCTACCGTGTACGTGATGTAAAATTTTATCGTCTCCGATGAAAACTGCCGCGTGGTTTGGTACAGGTGAAACTAATTTTATAAGAAATATATCATATTTTCGTATATCATCTTCATCTTTTATCTGTACAAAACCTTGTTCTTTATAGTTATCTAAGTATCTATTCTCGCCTTTATCCCACCACCCGTCTTGACCACTATGACACTTAAAATCTATATTTAATTCTTTTTTGTAGTAATCTCTAAGTAATGTACAACAGTCTAGTACTCCATAGCTGAACTGTCTACCTACTATAGGGGCTTCGTACCCCGAGGGCTCCCAGCTATGTAATCTGTCCCCTGGCCAGCTTAAAATATGCCAAGGTTTATTAGAGGTTTCGCAAGCAACCTTATCCGCTTCAGAGGGTTCACACCCCTCATTAGGGTGTGAGTGACATACCCCTATAATTGCCCCTATATCCTCTGCATCTGCGTAACTTACTGGGTCTATTATAAAGTGCTCCTCAGCAAACTCTGCAATATTATTAGCAGGGAAGTACCTCTCTTTCTTTCCTACCCCAATAATGAAGCCGCAGGCTTCTTTAGGGTAAGAGTCTTCCGTGTGCTTTCTAAAATCTTCTAAAGTCTTTTCATTCATTGGGTTATCCCATATTAATACCAGCTCCAGGGAACCCCCCAAAAGGGCTCTCAACTGACTCCGGAAATCTAAGTTCACAAGCATTGAAAGTTTTAGCACAAACATCGTCTGAGGAGGTTACTACTGTATTGTTATTAACATCCCAGTAATTAGCCCCAGAGTATCCACACTCTGTGCCTTTGTATAACCAAGGGCAAGAGTTAGCAACTACAGTCCTAGAGGGCAGCTTTACTCCGTGTATGTCATGTGCTGCAGTTAGCTCAAACTGAATATGAGTACGAGTCTCAACGGCCTTCCTATCTATGTACCAAATCTCATCAGAGAAGTGTGCAGTATCATCGGCCAAGGCTGATGCATACCATATGCCTGGCCCCGTTGCAGCTTCGCAAGTAGTTTGGTTATACGCTGTCCAAGTACCTACGGAACCATTCTTATTAACATCTAAACAATCTGACTTACTTAAACTAGGGTCTCCTCCAGACTCCCCTGTGCACACTCCTGCGACAGGGTACCCGCTAGTATAACAGTAATTGTCTAGATACTTCGCAAAGGTCTTCTTTCTAGTAACTTTTGACCCTATCAAATCATCATAACTATTAATAACACTAGATAATATAGAGGTAATATTAGCTACCGTGACTGTAGGTCTAGGGATTGCTCCCTTTCCTGAAAATTCAAAACCTTCTGCCTCAATAGGAAAGGCAGAATATTTATTACCTTGCCATACTATTTCTTGAAGATTTTCGTTCTGACCTGAGTGCCACCTAAGAGTAGGCTCAGAGGAAGGGGCACTACCTGTAGTCAGGTCAAGTTCAAATAACTCAATAACGGCCCCAGGCTCAAAGCCATGAATATCACTAGTAATTTTATCGCTCATGGTTCAAATACCTTTGTAAAGGTTGCTGTAATAGTTTGGTGACCTGATATATTATGTTGAGTACTCCACTTTTCACACTTATACTTTTTATAAGGGTAAAGAGTGTAGGCCTCCGCACTAGAAATTATGTCCGCCGCTAGAGATAACTGAGTAGCACTGTCTATAGCTGTAACTGTGGTAGTGGTGCCCCCGGAATCCGTGACCGTAGTATTTAGGTATCTAGCAGTAAAATACTGACTAGTATCTATCAACTTTTTAGTGGCAGCGCTGGTAGCCGTGCTAGATATGTCATACCCCGTAGGGTACCAATCAAATGCAGTTACGCCACCTTGATCCTCTAAGAATTTGATGATCTTGTTGGCCTCGGCGGAGGTACGGTTCTTCCACGTTAAGTTCCAAACTTCGGGGGTATTATTAATACCCGCGGCTACTCTCTGTTCGTACCCATCTCCGTACGTTGCAGCTAGAACCCTAGGCTTGCTGTCTGCCTTAAGGCCTCTATCTGGGTTAATATTTACTTCTGTGTTAAAATTTGCCATAATTAATAACTACTTAGTAGCCCTCCCGGTCTCTGTTGTTCAACTAACTCTTGCTGTACTGCTTGAGATACCATGTACCCAAGAGCTTTAGCTTTATCCCCGTCCATACCACTATTAGTATCAGATTCCGCGTTCCCATCCTTATCAACTGTAACATTAACTGTAACGTTATTTTCAGTAGAGCCCGCAGACCCCATTACTGGGATAGACTTACCATCTGGTAGCGGCACTACCGCTTCGTTGTACTTACCTTCACCAACCAAACCAAGAGTAGGTTTAGTAACAGTTCCGCCGTTTGCAAAGGCTCTGAAACCCCCCTTAGCTACACCACCATTAGCGAACCCAAAAAAACTATTTATTGCACCGCTCATCATATTTGTACCTACCTGAGATAAGGAATTAGTAATAAATGCTCGGGCATTTAGGTTATCATTTTGTATCTGGGAATTAAGATTTGATGCCATTGATCTTCTTAAATCCGTACTCAGTTGGTTAGTAGTAGCATCCCCTTTTGGATCAGTAACGGGGGCCGGCTGGCCTGGAGATACTGTCGTAGGGGTCTTAATGTCCAGAGGGTTTACAACCTCCACCTTAGTAGACCCGCCTCTTCCATTTGAAGCATTAATCGCTGCAGTTAGTGCTGCGTTCTGTAACTCTAATGTTGGGGTACTTAGAACAATGCTTTCCAGTTTCTGCCCTATGTTACTATCGGCATCTACGCTATAAGGGTTGGTATACTCAAATTTTTGCGGTGCTTTCATTTGGTCTATAGAATTTGTGCGGTCCTTAATACCTAGAGCCTCGTTAATTTTCTCTCCAATTCTTAAGCCTATATTCCAGAACATCTCTAAAACATTGCCCTCGTCTAGCTCTGATGCCGTAGGACCGTAATTCCCTAGAGGCCTATTCGTGTCTGAAATGGCTCTCTTCTTGAAAGAGGATCCCCCATTCATTAGCATCTCTGTAGGATCCGTAGTATACTCGCTAGTAGCTTCCTTCGAGGGGAAAAGAGTAGGAAGTATCTGTAGTATAAGCTGCACCAACATACTCCTAGCATTTTTCCCGTTCTTAGGATCGAATACGTTGCCTAGAGCTATAGACCCGTTCATGGACTGTATCACTTTAGTATCTAAAGTCTTGGTTAGGCCCTCTAGGGCAGGTATTAACCTAAATAACTCTCCTTGTCCTTTACTGTCTGTGCCTTTAGCCTTAGACTGCCCGTCCTGGGCATCTTGTAGCCATTTGCCTCTCTTATTATTCTTCCATTTTCTCTCCCCCGCACGAACTCTTGTATCTAGCTCATACCACTCAGGCTGAGGGGTACGTTTACCATTCGCGTTAATCGGGGAGTTGGGGCCATACTTCTTAAGATCACTAGTCTCAAAAGACCCATCTAATGGGCTACGCCATAGAGTTTCTCCTTTATAAGAGGCCTTTCCGCTCGATATCATTCTCTCAAATTGTTCGTTTATTTGCTGAGCGATATTAGCAGGTACTTTTATCCAAGGCTCTACGTTTTTCTTTATATACCCATCAGCGTTATTGCGACTGGTGACAATATCCTGCAAAGCTTTAGGAAGAGTATCTAGGGCCCTATCACTCTTATAAGTAGGATTAGCCAGTATTCGTAGCATTTCCTTGAAGTCCTGCGTATACGAGTTCCACATATACTCAGGAGTTACGTCCTGTACAGTAGTACCTACCTGAGCCTTTGACATTGCATCCACAGTTCTTACTATAATCTCTTCTATGTTTTGGTCCTTGGTATAGACTGATTTATTAAATGAGTCAAATATATCATTCTTAACCGAAGCGTCCCCTGATGCTGCAAGGTAATTCTGTTCCTTCCAAAAATTTTGGTAGTCTTCTCCACTTTTAGTAAGATAATTGTTCCATTCAGGTTTGAAGCCCTTAAAAAGGCTGTGAGCTAGCTCATGTACAAGGCTCTCGAAATCACGTATAATCAGTAACCCCTCTTCCTGGTTAAGCCCTCCCCCTAATGTATTGCCTTGCTGGTCTTTGAAACTCTGCACCAGTCTAATTCTTAGGTTTTCTAGATCTTTTAGAAAGAAGTCTGGGTTCTGCTCTAAGTAACTACCTGTTGAGAACTTACCCATGATTTCAGTATTAACGTCTAGCATATCTTGTGCATCCTCGTCATTACTATACCCCCCTACCTTGTACCCGGAGGCGGATAAAGTAGGCAAGTACTTACCATTGGAAATATCCTTCTGAGTTACAGCTACTATCTTCAACTTATCTATAGCTTGCTCCAATTTGGAAGGTATAGCGTCTAGTAAATCTTGAGCTTTCTTCTCTGCAGCCACCCTTTTATTAGAGTTATCAGTAAACTCTTTAGACCGGTTTTCCCAATATAATTTATCTTCCTCTGACATAGGGGGTCTAGCAAGCTTTTTCAGTTTATTTTCTACAGAAACCGTTTCAGTACTCTTCTCTATAATCTGTACTGCGGTTTCTGTAGAAGACGTAAAATCCTCGACAGCGTCTACTGCACTACTAAATACCTTCTTTATACTCTTTATATCCGTACCGACATTTACTCCACCTACGGGAACACTTATCTTTGTAGTATCTGAGAAAAGGTTTTTGAACCATGAGGAAAACCCTTCTGAATCTTTATCTGTGGGTTTATTATTTACAATATCGCCCGCCTTGCTTTTAATTAAGAACTTTTGATACTCATCCATAGTAGATACTCGACCTTGGAGGGCTGTATTAATTTTTTTCTGTAAATCAGCGAAATTGCTCATTACAAACCCTTCAGCAGTAGTAGACTCTTTAATGAAGCCAGACAAGTGCTTCTCGAACCAATCTCTTTCGGTTTTATCTGCAAATATTGATGAGTTCATAACTATGCCTGTATTACCAAACATAGAGTCATACGCCAACGACTCCGCCTTCTTGGCGCGAGCCTCTGGGTCAGATATATCAACTACTTGAATTACACCATTAGATAGCTGGTTTAGCTGAGCAGATATAAGCTCTCTCATATCCTCTAAGGTTTTCATTAACTTATCTCGTTCCGATGGAGGAAATATAGCATTAGCTGCATCTTTCCCAAATATGGATTCGGTTGCAGAAGCTAGTAAGGACCTAGTGCCCTTAGTTATAAAGCCGCTAACCATTTCTCCTGTAGCATCCGAAGCTGTCTGTGCCAGAGCTAGACGTATTCTATCTTTTGTGGATAGATCATCGTCCGGTTCCTTTCTCATAAGTGCGTCAGAGATTACTCCGCTAATTGTCTGACCCATGCCCGCCAGGGACTCTTCAAAGAATAGTTTTACGGGCGCATACTGCTCTGTAGCCTCTAATTCTTTTAACTCTTTCTTTGTCTTTTCAAAAGCTAATACCATCATGGCTAACTGTGTCTGTTTTTTGATATTATCATTGGACTTATCCAAGACGTTCATCTCTAGCTCCAACATATCAGTTTTAAGACTAACTAAGTTTGTGTGTATTCCTATATTGTCAGACTCTAGAACTATTTTGTACAGCTCGTCTCTGATTTGTTTCTGCTTAGCTTTTAATAACTTACCCTCTTGGGTAAATAAAGAGGTCCACTTCTTCCAAAGTTTCATGCCGGAAGTAGTATTGAAGATATCTTTCCCAAATTTATTTCTCAATAAATCCATTGCATAAGTTACTTTCTGCGTTTCTTGGAATGTTTCATCTAGAGAATTGTTTAATTTATTAAAAGCTGTATCAATTACCTGAACTTTGTGTGCTTCGAAATCTGCATCTACTATGAATTCATTATCCACTAATGCAGCACTGAGAATATCCGAAATGGTTTGTGTGGTTCCCGCAACTTCATGGAATCTTTTATTTAATTTGCCTGCAGTTCTGCTAGCGTGCTTTATTTTAGTATCTATATTGTCTATAGTTTGTTGAAGTTGCTTCTCTTCCTCTGCTGATAGCGTTTCTGACGCTATTCGGAAGGCAAACCTACCCTCTGCTATTTGCTTCTCTTTTTTAAGGTTTTCTACTAGTATTTTAGATTTTGCTTCTGTTGCAGAAGTGCCGTACTTATCTAAGTTTACTATTTTTAACTTATTAGCCTCTAACTCCGAGGATAGTTTTAGTTCTAGGTTGTACTGCTTCTCTGCGTCTCCTCCCGCTAGCTTATGAACCATACGTCGAGCTGTTGCATTATACGCTTGTGTCTCTGTTAATGAGGAGTCTGCCTTCATTACTTCAGCGTACGTCTTTCTCCAAACAACCGAGTATTCATACGCCTCAGCGGTGCCCTTCATTTTAGTAATATCGTTTATACGCCTCTGCGCCGCATTTTTATCTTTAGTCTTCTGCTCCTCGTCTGAATATATCCTATTTTGAATAGCTATTAAACCTTTTTGGGCTACTTTTAATTGAGTATCCCAGTGTTTAAGAATGGTCTGTGCGTCCTCAGGAAGTTTTGAGTAGTTTGCTCCAAACATATTCTTATCATTCAGTTCTCTAAACTTAACAGTATCTGTAACTAGCTTATCCGAGACCGAAGCTATAGACCCTTTTGCAGACTTCGCGAAGTCCCTAAGGTCTCCTCCCTTAATCATGCCTTTTAGGAAGCTGTCACGTATTTTTACTAAGTTACCCATAGAATCAGTTAAGTTCTTTATAGCGTCTGTCTGAGACTTAGTTACTTCCGCGTGTAGTTTTGCAGCGGCTGTTAAGTCGCTATAGTAAGACAGTGCCTTCTCTTTGGACATATCTAGCTCATCGCCTAGCTTTCGTACTGCTAATTCTGGAGTTAATGTACCCGCGTTTACTCCGTCTAGTACAGATATTACTGCATCGGCAGCTTCTTCAGAAGTCTTAGTAAGTTTATACACTCCTTCCTTAAGATTGGTAAAACCATAATAAAGTGCCCCTAACCCTCCTACAATTAAAGTTACAGGCCATATAAGTGCCGATAGCCCTGCTGCTGCTACCCCAAAGAAACCTGTTGCAGCAGCGATGGCTGCTCCCCAGGCTGTGCTTATGGATAGTACCCCTGTGGCGAGTGCCCCCGCTCCTACAAGAGTAGATGCTGTACCTACCATTAGCTTCTCTGAAGCGCCTGCGTTAGGGTCTATAGAGCCTACTAGTTTGTCTCTAAGACTTGTATCTTCTTTGAACTTCAGCCACTCGTCGGGGGACATAGTGAAGGATAAATTGGTTAAAGCCTTTCCAATAGACTCCTCCAGCTTATCTGCTAGACCTATACCTACTGAGTCCATGAAGTCGTCTAAAAGGGTTCCCCACTTATCTGCGGCAAGTGCCTCTGAGGACATCATTTCAACAGCCTCATTCATAGCCTCAGATAGACCACTGGCCATATTATTCTTTGTCTCTGAGGACCTAAGAGAATCCGCAATAGAGTCCCCTATATTACCCCGTGTGCTTACCTGCTTTTTCATAGCGGCCATAGATTCAGTAAGGGTATCTGTCAGGTCGTCTACGGCCTTGTGTGCATTAGTAGCGGCCTGATTCCAATCTAGTATTTCTCTTCCTATCCACTGTACCATCATTTTGATACTTAGAATAGATACCGCAAAATTCAAAGCAGTACTCATTGCCTGTAGTGTTAAAGTGAACGCGGATGCTACTCTAGATGACTTAGTTAACTCAGTCTTAAACTTATCCATACCTTTAGCGGTATTGTTAGTATTAAATACTAGCAGTTTGAACATCGCCCCTAAGCTAAAACCTTGAGCCTTTAATATGGAAGCACTTCTAGCGCCTTGCATAAAGGAAGCACCTGCATTTGCCACATATTTAGTTGCATTTAGGGCTGCGCCTCCTACACTATGTAAGCCTTCTACCAGTTTAAGTACGAAAGATCCTCTAGAAGCTTTTGAAATATTTTGAATCTCTTTTCCGAACAATTTAAAACTATTTACTGCCTTATCTATTAGGTCAATTTGAGCCTGGGTAGCTCCCTTAAACGCCGGAGTCTCCACTGTAGGGTCCTTAACTCCTAGATCTTTTTGTCTCTGTAAATCCCTCTTTGCATGTGAAAGGGATGACATTAGCCCTTTACCCGCACTGGTACCCATATGCTTGCCTAATAGCTCTGCCGCAGACATATTACCTTTATTAGCCATTGCTTTACCGAGAGCTTTACCACCCCATTCCCCTAAAAGGGAGAACAGCTTCTTGCCGGCAGTCTCCTGCCCTTTTAGCATTACCGAACTTACCCCGGAAGATAGTAAGAAATTTCTCTTAACCTTTTCTAAAGTTTGTCCTGCTTTTAATAGGGTTTTTGAGTAGCTGTCTAGCTTAGCGCCCATGTCCTTAAAGACAGGGAATACTTTAGATAACAAGCTTCTAGCTACTAACAGCATTATACCTTTCAACAGGTTCTCTGCTTCCGCAAGTTTATCTATGAAAGGGGTTAGAAAAGTAGTAGCTCCAGAACCTACGTTTAGTAGTATATCAGTGAAACTAGCGCTTAATTTCGCGAAAGCATCCGCAGGTATGCTAGTAGCGATGTCCCCGAATTTGCCCTCTAACTGTCCCATTATGGCGGCATTACGTGCGGTTAGCTTCTCCATCTCAGTAAGCTCTGTAGTAGTCTTATTTATAGAATGAGCAAAATCTTTATATACTTTATCAAGTCTAATAATTACACCTAGCTCGTCTAGAATTTCAGGCTCGGCCTTTACAATACCACGAGTCAAACGATCCATCGCATCGCCCATATTTCTACCAAGAGCAACCGAGGCTGCACGAGCACCTTTAGTCATTCTTTCGATCTGTTTAGCAGTTAAACCTGCTGTAGTCGCCAACGCCGTGCTGGTAGACGCTTCCTGAAAGTCTAGCATATATCCAGAAGCTTTCTGAATAGTTCTAGCGATCTGTGCCATGTTCTTACCAGTTTGAGCGGCGTACTCTTGCTGTCCTTTTAGTAGTATTCCGAACTGAGAAGCTCTCTGTAGAGCGGTATAAGCAGCAGTTAGCGCAAATACACGTGCTGCGACTTCTGCGTAGGCAGGAACCAGCACGCCTTGCATTCCTTGAGCTTGTTTAGAGAAGTTTTTAGAGGCGTTAGCAGACATCTTGGCATTACCCTTCATATTTCTATCAAGGTTGCCAGATTTCTTATTATTTTTGTCGACTGCTTTATTAAGCTTATTGACGTCTTTGGTCTTTTGTTTTAAAGAGCCATTGTCATCAACTGTAATCTTAATATTCTTATCGTACTTTCCTGCCATTTTATTCTCTTCCGCTAAGCCTTAGTAGGCCCCGTCTGCTGTTGTTGCTTCTGCTTCTTATTAACGTGTTTTGCGTACTTCCCGTCAATAATCTTTACCAGCTTGAATATTTCTTTTTGGTTACTTACTTCAAGTAACTCCATAACATCTTTTATCCCGGCCATTTGCTTGCCGAAATAGGTACCACTCATACCATCCCATTGGTCTGTCAAATAGTTCCAAACTTGAAAGGCTTCCTGTATTTCATAAGGAAAAACTACTTCATCCTCATCTAAGGTAGACCAATCTACCTCCATACCGTTCTCTTCCATTTGGATCATCATATCAATGCGTTTTTGTTTATCGAAATTCTCTCCAACGCCTGTGAAATGATTATCTATCTGTTTTGTCCAATAGTCTAGTTGCTCTTCGTAAAATTTGCAAGGTCACCTACAACCTCTGTCAACCATGAGTCGAAGTCACCAGAGTTCTGCATTAAAATTTCTGCATTATCGTGGTTGAAAGGTAAAGTTGCTTCCATATCTGCAATTTTGTCCTCATCTACCGGGATAAGCTGAACTAAGTAAGTCATCTTTAAGCCTTTCCAGCCCTTGATTACTGCCTTAATGTACTCTTTAAGGAAAATTTCCTCATTAAGCTCTTCTTCTGGCTGTCTAGTTCTACGATTAATTTTCGTAGTAACTGCCTTTTTACGTAGCTTTAGCATCTCGTCGCGTGCTAAATAAGTAAGTTGTACTTCGAAACCTGGGTAACCCGGGAATTCGACTGTCGCTGTTTTACTTGAAGTAAGTAAGTCAGATAAACTCTGAATACTTGGTGTTGCTGTTGTTGTTGCTGTTGTCATTTTGTATATCCTGTGTTTTATAAATAAAAAAGTAGGGCACCTAAGCACCCTACTAAAGACATTAAATATTAAGTACTAGTTAGTCCTTTATAATTAACTGTCATTTCGTCTTCTCCAGCAAAGTCACTTTCTAGTGCTGTGAAGTTAACTGTAACACCCATAACATCTGCAGTATCAATAGACGGAAGCTCTAAGTGAGCTCTAGGAATATCGAATTGTACAAATGGAGCGCTTGCGCCACCGATTTTAAGATCAATGTCAAAAACGTTTGTTACGTCAGGTGCTGCACCATTGATATCTGCTAAGATATCATCATACATAACCTTTGAACTTAGTGCTGCTGAATCTAAGTAACAAGTAAAGTTGCCAGAGATAGCGCGAGTTCCAACTTGGTGATCAATTGGTGTATTAATCTTGCCTAGTTCTTCTGCAGTTACGAACGATAAGCCATTATCAATAGTAACATTTCCACCTGTTAGAGGGAATGTGTAAACTTTTGAACTACCAGAGATTGTAGAAGTCAAAGTAACAGTACTAAGTCTGTTAAGGATGAAGTCTGCATCTGTATTTGCAGGTACGTACCCGTCTGTAAGATGTCCTGACTCGTCTGGGTAATCTGCGTCTACCTGTGTAACTGAAGTAGCAAATCCTGTCCAAGTGATCTGAGCGATACCATCAATATCAAAGTCAATTGAAGCTGATGTAATACACATATTAGCCAATTCGTACGTTAATGATGAATCAGAAAAAGCGAACCAACCAGTAAACTTAAGTAGCTGGTTATGCTCTGAGTCTTCAAAATCAATAGTCATATCTGTTGTGTCACAAGCGATACCACCTGTAGAGGTATTATTAGTTTGTGTATTAGATACTAAAGCGTTCCAAAGTAACTTCTCAGTTGCTGAGTGCTTATCTGAATCTGCGCTGTCTGTAAAAGGACGCATGTAAGTAGTAAAACTCCAATCAACGGGCTCTAAAGATGTATTGAAGATCTTTTGACCACGTTTAGGTGTTGCACCTGCTTCGTTTAGAGTTACATTCTGTGTACCAGTTGCCTGTGAGAATGAAAATCCGTCTAGAATTGGAATCTCGAAAGTATCCGAATCTGATGGGTTAGTACCATTACCTACCCAAGTTGATGTTCCTGCTGCCACGTATGACGCATAGAACGTTGCATTTCTGCTTAAAGATAAAGCCATTTTAGCTCTCCTGTATTTTTAACTTGTCATTAACGGGTTATTCGACTATTGTCTATTTACCGTTGTAGACTATATTTGATACCTTACTTCTAAGGTAATCTCACCCACTCCATATGGAGCAAGTAATCCTTCGTCAGTTGCGATACTTAATATCGTCATCTGCTCAGTCTGTTTACCAGTATCGTATGTTAATACATTATTAGCATCAATCTGGGTTTCAATATCATATAGAACTTTTTCAAGTTCATCTAAAGGCTCTTCACCATACACATACATTCGTATGTTTAATCCTAGCATACCCCACTTAAACCCGCCGGGTAAGTATTCTCGTACTTCGTTTCCTGCTACTACTGAAACATATGGAAAGTCATTTACTTCGTCCCAAAAAATCAGTTTATTAGTAACATTATTAGCTAAATCAATATTAAAAGAGCCAGAGCCGTCAATAAGTTTTAACTTAGTAATAAGTGCATTCACTATTGCTGAACGTGCTTTACCTGCCATTATACTCTCCTTGATTTAATATTTAGTTTACGATGAACTAATTTTTGTGCTATTTCTCTAATAGACTTATGAATTAATAATCTAGGGTCTCTTCGTGTTGACCCTTGTTTGAATCCTCTTTCAAAAGTCTGATAAGGATACTTCATATAATTATAAAAAGCAGTCAATGACCCTTGTCTAGTTTGCGTAACATTTGTAATAGTAACCGATTCTGCAAATCGTCCTGTTCTATTTACTAGTGAACCGCCTTCCCCCATATTCTCTTTAACTTTTTCAGTTATCTGAGATTGGATTATGTTTTGTATCGCTGCGGGTGAAGTGAACCTACCCCTGGTGTCCCTGATTCTAGGTAGAGTGGTAGGTAGAGGCTTCTTCCCTTTCTTAATTTTGGATTTTATAGAATGAGATGCTTTAGTAGTTTTAACTTGGTCTTTGATCTTTTTCTTGCCAATTATAGCAGTGTCCAACGCCTTATCCACCCAATTGAGCATAGAAGGAGATCCCCCCACCTCTAGATAAGCCCCTGGGTTGTCAATTACAGTCTGTACAAAAGATGCTATAGCATTTTTTATTTGCTTTTCTTTTTGACCTTCTGATAAGTTAGACTTCCCCCACTGTAGCTCTATATTTAGTGTGTACGTCTTCTTTAAGGCACTTCTAGCTGTAAAGGCATCATCAGCTTTTAATTTTAAGTCTATTTTACCTAAGATACGATCTACCTCTAAAGAGATAGCCTCCATTTCTGTAATCATTGCTTCCGCGTTTACACCAGCTTTTTTTGCCCCTTTACTCATTAGTTTCTTCGTTGCTTTCATACTACGGTGTGTAACTACTGCAACGCCGCCTGCTGCTCCATGCCCTAAGTGTAAATTCTCTCCAAAATCTTTTAATTTACTACCGGAACTTAGGTCCTTTAGTGTATTTTTGTATAAGTTCTTCTTCCAATTGTAGAAGGATTTATAAGGGTTAGCTACGGGTCTAGGGTTTAATTTGGTTTTCTTTGAAGAAGCCACCCACACACTCCCTCCCTCATTACTAGACTCGTTTTCTATGAATCTGTGTTTCAGTAGGGAACCCTCAATCTCTGTAATTGCTTCATCGGCTTCATCCTTTGTAAGGGATAACTTGCCCCTTAGTAGTGTAGATAATTCAGCCCTATTCAAGGTTAGACGGTGGGTTACTCCTTCTAAAGAATCTCTAAGGTCGTTTTCGAATATTTTTACAATATTACGTTTAAGAAAGTTGGATAGTGCGTCTGCGCTCATTAGCTAATATGCCTATAATGCTCCAAGATACGTTTTATGTGTGGGGGGAATTCAGAGTGAAGCGACTGGCTGCGTGAGATATTTTTAATATCCGAGCCTGGCATAGACTTTGCTGGAGTTGATTCTTTCTTTAAATAGTAAGTAGTCAAATCGTAGCAAGCTAGCTTCAATTCTGCTGGAGTAGAGGAGAACCCACCTTTATACACAAGTTTTACAGATTTAGGGCCTTTAGGGAAACTAATAATATTTCTAGTAATTTCTTGTCCTTCAGCATCTATTTCATATTGTCTGTCTGCAGTCCAAAATTCTGCTGCTGACTCGCAAGTTGCTTGTGTTGTATAAGATGTATCACTACATTCACCGGTCCATCTCTCAGACGTAAATGCCCATGCATTTCCGCTCGTATGTCCAGTAGTGGCTGCAAAAGTTACAGCTATGTCGCCCTCTAAAGTTTGACTAGAACCTGTTATTGCTACAGTCGTTTCTTTCCAATTATTCCCTCCATCACGAGACCATTTAAACGTGTCTGGAGTTCCTGTACCATCAATTTGTACTTTATAGCTACGTCCAATCTCACCTGACGACGTATTTGCGTTGTATCCAGTGATTGTTAGATCATTTAAGCCTGACCCTGTGAAAGTGTCATTATTAATACAAGTCGATTCAGTAGTATTAGAAGAAATAGTACATTGTGCAGTACCTGATTCTAAGAGATAGTAATTATTACTATCTGCGTGGTTGTTTTCGACAGTTGTTTTATCTGTCTTTGAGTTTTTACGCTCAAATAACTGTACTACTTCTACGATAGGTAGTTCAGTTGGGAAAACAGAAGTATCGCCACCGGTAGTGTCGAAGTATTCTGTCTTTGCTGTGCTGTAGTTATCTATGAAACTACGCCCACAGTAGGTTTTTATAAGTGCACTAATTTGGCTTCTTAATAGATTTATTTCTGAGTCGCGAGTAGTGCTATTAATACCAGCATATGCTTTGTACTCACTAACTGTGTATAAATCTGCCATTTCAATTCCTTAATTCACTTATAAAAACCGGCTAGGCATTACCCTAACCAGTTTTATTTCAACTATTAGTTAAGTCAGTATTAGCCGAACTTAATTAACGCCATTGAAGCCTTACTAGCTGCTCCAGCCTCTTTAGCTATAAAGCCAAAGCGACGGGTTGCAACCATAGCCTTCTGTTGTGCAACTACATCTGTAGCTGTCTCAACTGTCATGTTGCGGTAGTTACCTACTAAGTAATTATTAGGGTTAACAATAATTCCTTGTGCTTTACCTGTAGCTGTTGCTTCGAAAGCATCAGAAACAACTAAAGACATTCCCCATAGTTTACCTAACTCACCAGCTTTAATTGTAGCGTTATCACCGTACTTATCTACTGTAGTAACCTCAGTTGCATCTAGTAAACCGTAGTACGCTGCTTGAGACAAGAATACAACTAAATCTGCAGGATTCATTCCCCACTGACCCATGTTCTTACGAGCAGTTAAGATTTCAGCAACAGAAACTAAGTCTGAAGCAGAACCAGTAGTTACTGTATTACTAGCATGGCCACCAGCTAACTCTTCAAGCTCTGTAAATGGAGCTGCAACACCTGTACCTAAGATAGAAGCGTCAGATGTACGAGCCATACGACGGATGATAGCATCACGAACGATACCAGCAACTGGGATTAATGCATCCTCTTCTTCTTCGTAACCAATGTACTCACGAGTCGCTAGCTTAGAAGCAGTCAGTGTGACCTCTGTTAAGCCGTGCGCTTGTGTAGTTCCTGAAGAAGCATCATTAAATGCTGTACCAACTGTATCACCATCATTAAGCGATCCACCTGCTACCCATGTAGCATCTGCACCTGTGTCTGGATTGAACGGGAAGTTCATAACACGTGCATTCATAGCAATTGATTGGAACTGTGGCTCAACTACAACACGATTTTGAATTCCTTCAAAAATTGTAGAGTTCCAAGTAGTTTCCCAATCAGTGTCAGAGAAACGCGTAGCTTTTTCGATTAGTTTCTTACCAACTTCTGTTTGATCGATAGACTTTCCTAAGATCTTAGCAGTAATGAATGCAGAGTTTAACTCATCTGCAGAAGGAGCATCTGATCCAGCTTCTGAGAATTGCATCTTAGATTTCTGCATAGCAGCCATCTCGTCTTTAGCAGATGCAAGTTCATCTGACATTTCAGAGATTGCTTTAGAGTAGTTATCTCCATCTGCTTTAATTTTAGCTTCTAAAGCCTCGGCAGTTTTCTCTGCTTTGGTTTTACCCATTTCAATTGATTTAAGTGTAGCTTCTGCTGCAGACTTCTCAGCCTTCTCAGCAACTTCAGCTTTGTATGAGTCTAATGCTGCTGTAGCAGACTTAGCCATCATATCCTGTAGTTCTTTCTTATCCATATTAATTTCCTTAAGAATGTTATCCTGAGAAGGTTCCTTCTCTTCCTTTTTTGAATCTTCTTTTGCTTCTACAATTTCGTATGATTGCTTAAATGAGTTATACTCATCTACATTTTCAAACGACTTTGCTAAAGAGAAAGTAGAGTCTTGATTAGCGGGCACAGATACTACACTAATTTCATATAAAGATAAATCTTTAATGAAAAACGTATCTACGTCCTTCTCATAGTCCGCATCTTTGATGCTAAAACCAACGCTAAATGTTTTTAAAACGCCATCTTTGATTAGGTTATACACTTCACCTGCAGCTTTACTAATTTCTGCAACAATTTCCAGTCCCTTGTCAGTTACATTGTAATCAACAGTGGTACCTACCGGGCGTGAATAGTCATGGAAAGCAAGGATAATAGGGTTTTTTAGATAATCATCCATACCACCCTTTTCCCAAGCTTCCTTAACGATTACATCGCCAGATCGGTCTTTGGAAACAGTATTTGCGTAACCTTTGATTGTTAGAGTATCAGACTTACCGTCCTTCTCTACCACATCAAACAATGAGTTAATTTCAAACTTTTTATTCATCATTTTCCTCGTTTCCCTGAGGTCTTCCGCCCTCAGAAGGGTTGCTTGCGCTTCCCGCAATATTTGCCGGGATGCGTATGTCATCATGACCTTCTATCTTCTCTAATCTTAATGCGTCTCTAGCTTCATTTGGAGTAAGTACTCCGCCGTTAACTAAAGTGCTGTAGTATCTTGCTTTTTCGTCTAACTCTGCCTGTAAGGGCGAGAGGTCTTCTAGTGCTGCTGCAAGGTCATAACCAAAATATCGCTCTAAACCACTAATCAGTTTTCTAACTAAAGGTAGAACGGTCTCTTGATACATTAATTTCTGGTTGGGTCTAATGTTTGCATTATTACCACCATCCATTAAAATTGGTGGGATTCCAATAACTTTTAAAATAGTACTCTCTAAATTAGTTACTGAATCCTCAAAGTCTAACTTCTTGAAATCCACATTAGAGATATTGTCTATCTCTATACCCCCGTCTAAAACCAAAGGCCTTCTGCCTCCGCTCTTAGGGTTGTACTTCTGTGCCCAAGAATTAATTAGTCTGTCTTTTACTTTAGCACTAAGAGTATTTGGTGTCTTTAGTACTAAGCCAGGAACTGCTCCATTTTTGAAGAAGTTCATCTGGAAGTCTTTCATATCGTATAACAAGTTGATTGAGCGTTTAGCTGAGCTTAATCTTGACTTACCTCGATATATTGAATCTGATGAGTTATCTTGAATATGTATAATCTCATCAGGTTTGTATTTAGTTCCGTTATAATCATACCCTTTGATAAATGTTTTCTTATCTGGAGTAATAGTAACGTTCTCGGCAGGTAGATGGTATAAACTTGCACCATCATAATACATAAAAGCATTACCATCCATAATCATATCTAAGAAGATGTTTCTCCTGAAAGCATCTGCTGATTGATATGGGTTAGGGTTCCTGTTAAGTAGAGTTACTAGCTTTTTATGTCTAATAGTTGCTACTCCAGGAAATGCTTCTTTGTCCCCTACATCTATATTAATTTGTGATGCTGCATCAACAACCATATTAACACCGCGATTAACTACTTCTAATCTTTCATACGCTCTTTCATAGGGCAATGAAGGTGCCAAAGGCCCTTGCTGCCCTTGAGCAGCCGCTATTTGCGGTTGTGATGGATTCAGTTTCTGAACCCATTTTTTAAATAATCCCATATTCTTTTACTCTTCTTTTTTCTACCCAGCGTTGTTGCTTGGGGCCAGTGACTAAAGCAGGTTTCTTGCCATATATAGAATGCAGTTTTAAATGATGTTTGTGACAGAGAGTAACTGTGTCATCATAAATTTCTTTATGGTGTGCCTCAATAAACTCATCCCTCATATCCATCATATCTTCCGCAGTCGATATAACTAGTTTCTTCTCTTTAA